CTGGCTTTCGGACCTGTACAAATATACACTTTAGCGGCATCATCGCATGATGTCATTCCCACCCCTGCCACAAAAAAAGGAAGCAGAAACAATGAGGCTATAACCAACCTTTTCATATACTTTATATTTTTTGCACAAAAATACGTATTTAATTGTAATTTGCAGCATAAATCACAAGGTTTTACATTATAGGTTGTTTTTAATAAAGTTATTTTCTATCTTTGCCTAACAGAAATGAGATGATAATAAGGATGCCTCCAGCAAAAAAAATCGCACGGTGATACCTCAAACGTAAAGCTCTACACAAAGCATCCTGTAATGTTTACTCTAAAATTAGTGCATCAAGTGTGGTAAGTAGGAGAAAACAACAAAAAAAATATCATTTTCTTAAGTTGACAAGGTTGATAATTGACATAGTACAAGCACTATGTTAGTACATCTCAACATTTTGGGTGCGTCTATGAAAGGCGCACCTTTTTTGTATATTTGCGTTTGCGTTCTTTCTTCTTCACTCTATATTATATTCGGGTTGCTATGCTAATCATGGAGAGCATAAAATTTCAATCCGATATTAATAAGTTGAAAAAAATGCTGGAGAAAGATCAGGATGAAAAAATTATGAGTGAAATCCGAAAAATAAGAAAAAGATACTTTGAGGAAACGGTTGCTGTCATCACTGATAGCAACCGTTTCAAATAATTAGAATAACAACTTAAAAATAGCGTCTATAATAATCTCTCTATCCTTATTTTCTTCTTATTCTGATGGCAATGACCTTTGCTGTTTTATTCTTGCAGTATTGGCAGCAAAATCGCTGTGCACATGTTTCGCAGTTGCGACACATATCTAGTAGATATTGTTTTTCCCGTTTGAGCACATCAACCTTGTATTGCAGGTCTAAAATGACATTTTTTATAGTTTCTTCCATAATAAAAAAAGTATTAGAGTCTATTTGGTATTCTATAGAAGAAACAATGTCAGATTCGTTATTGTTTAACCGTAATTGACATTTCTCTTTTCTTCAATTTGCTTTTCAAGAAATTTAACTTTCTCTTTTAATAGTGATATAGTATCATGCTGGTCGTCTATTACCTTTTTATACCAAGCTTCATCAAAATCATTTGCTTTAATAGAATCGCTAGTCTCATTTAACATTATGGCACCTGTACCACGAAGCAGCCATTCAGCACTTATCTCAGGAAAAGCATTGAGTATGGCTTCTATTATTTCTAAACTAAGTTTGCGCTTGTTGGCAGTATAGTTGTTGAGCGTAACTTGATTCACGCCAATCTTCATTGCGAAATCTCTTTCTGATTTGGCATTTTCAGAAATCAACATTTTAATTCTTTCAATTGTTTTCATGTTAATTCATTTGTTGTTATATTCGCACTATAATTATTAACCCTTAAACTTGTATCGTTATGAATGATTTATTTTATTACATGGATGATTTTATTTATTATTACGCATGGCTTTCAATTGTTGTAGGTATTCTGTTTATTCCTGTCAAAAGCATCTATAATGCTTTTTGTTTTTCCAAAAAGGAACATTTGGAAAGAAGCCTAAACAATTACCATCCAATAAAGTCGATATTGAAAAGTTTGATTTTTCTATATTTCCTTCATCTTACAACACAAAATAAAGAAGAAATAGAGCAATTAAAACAACGGATAGATATTGTAGAGTCAACTCTATTACTTTCTTCGGAATCCAGCCAAAAGACTGATTCAGATACTCTTTCATCCATTCCATCTTTAAATCAATAAGCTCTTTTTCTCCGATTTTTGTCAGAACCAGATTCTTGTTAAGGAAGGACTTTTCTAAAGTTCTTCCTTCTTTTGTCTTAAATACGGTTCCATCATCGGTTACAGCTTTTCTATCTCTAGCCTTATATACTTCATCTGTGTAATGGGTATAATATGGCAAAAGCCGTTTGTACATTTTTCGTTCAATCCATGATAGATGCTTGCTTTTTTTCTTAACCTCTAGCAGGCAGAACAATGAAGCCTCTTTCTTTTTCATGCGTAATAGTTAAATAATGTTTTATAAAAACATTTGGTTATACTTTTTGTTGAAGTATAAACAAATGGTGTTATATTTGCATTGTGATTACAAATCATAATCACATGAGCGATGATTAATTTTCAAATATAGATAAACGATATGGAAACAGCAAACATGAAATGTAGAATTTGGCTTCCCTATGGGAAGAAGACTAAACTGGCTTCTTATTTCGGTGTCAGTAGTGAAACTGTGAGAAAGGCATTGGCTTTTGAATGTGGGGACAATGACTTTCATGAAACGATACGTAAAGAGGCGATAAAGAATTATGGTGGGCAGAAAATATTTATTCCATGCAAGTATGCAGGTTAACCATGATAACTAAAAAGACAACAGGAGGAATGAATATGAACAGATTATCCAAGCAGTGTATAGTTTTTATAGCGGGTATGATCTCATTCCTGTATGTTCTGGGATTGGTAGGGCATCAGGATTACATTGAGGAGATATTGTATAACATGCCTCAGGAAACTTATGATGTGATTGTACAGAAGCTGGGAAACGTGTCAAGATCGGAGATTGCTGCTGAATATGAGGCGAACAGGGCATTTTATGATAACCTTAACAAATAAATTATGCGACGTGATTTTCAAACATCAAAGGCAGAGGAAGAATTAGGGAACCTTTTTCTTGTTGCCAGGAAGAAGGGCATAACATTTACAAAGAGAGAGGCGTCCAGGTGGGTCGGAGGTCGGTATGTTCTTGAAAGGCTCGTGGCCGAGAGGAAAATACGGATGGCAAAGCCTGGGGACAGGCAGAACTCGGAATGGAAATGCAATGCGGAGGATGTGTTACGCCACGCATTCAAATATTAAGAATACACTTTAAAACCTTGAACTTATGAGTATAAAAAGAACGTATTGGACCAAACAGGAGATAGATATACTGTGTGCCATGTATTCCAACACAAAGGCTGCCTGTATACAGGATATTCTTACGCGCCACAGCCTCAACTCAATCTATAAAAAGGCGCGTGAACTTATGCTTGATGCGTACTCGTTTCATCTTGAAGAAATACATTATATCCGTTCCATGGCACAGGATATGACGGTGAAGCAATTGTCACAGAAGATGGGATATAGCGAGCGCACCATTTACCGTCGCTTGAAAGCTATGCGTACCAATTTATAAATAGTTCCGTTATGAGCAAATCACCTGAACATGATTTACAGACCCGGTGTGTGACCTGGTTCCATTACCAGTTTCCATATTTGAAACCTTTGTTCTTTTCCGTCCCCAACGGAGGATATAGAAACAAGGCTGAGGCAGCGCGTCTTAAGGCGGAAGGTGCTAATGCCGGAGTGTCTGACCTTATCTTGCAGCTGCCTGCCGGAAAATGGTCAAGCCTCAACATTGAGATGAAGGCGGGCTCTTCACAAAGGGAAGAGCAGAAAGTATATCAGACATGCGTGCAGGCATCTGGAGGACGCTACGAATTATGCCGTTCCTACGAACAGTTTGTTGATCTGACCATCGAATATATATCGCAAGTTGATGGGCGGATACTGGAACAGATTCGTCAGATCCACCTTGAGCGTGAGGAAGAGGAAAAGCGGAGGATACGTGAGCGTTATCAAAAAAGAATTAGTAAAACATTAAAACCATAAATCATGATTGTAGAAGCAACAGGAAAGGTCATGCAGGTCCTCTCAAAAATAGAAGGGGTCAGCGTGAAAACTGGAAAGGCATGGGAGAAATTCACATATCTTATAGAGCAGTCGGGTATGCGTCCCACTTCTTTGGTGGTTTCAGTATTCAATTACGGAGAACACGTGGGAGAGTCCCTTAATGTGGGGGAGACTGTAAGAATGTCTCTTCGCATAGAGGCGCATTTTGTAAAGGAAGGACAGAAATGGTATAATGAGGTTACGGCTTTCAATATTGTATCTTTCCGTTAAAGTTAAAATTAAAACGAAGTATTAATGGGTAAAGTAAAAATCTATATAAGCGGACCGATAGCGCATTATGATCTTCATGAGCGGAAGCATGCTTTTCTCATGGCGAAAGAAAGACTTGAATCACAAGGTTATGATCCTGTGAATCCTTTCGATAACGGTGTTCCTGATGATGCGCATTGGAGAGAGCATATGAGAGCCGATATCGCGATGTTGCTGAAATGTGACGCTATTTTCATGCTTCCCGGATGGGAACTGTCTAAGGGATGCAAGCTTGAGCTTGATGTGGCTTCAAGCTGTGGTATAGCCGTTATTATCGAACCTGTTCAACCCTGTGACTATGACGTTAAAAAGAGTGGAGCCGAAACGTGTGTACTGCCGTAATTGCGCCAATAGCTCGGACCATCGGGGCAATTCATGTTTTTGTAGTGCGAAGGGACATCGTGAATGTGCCTGTAACAAGTACGGACAGATATGTAAGTTCTACAAAAAGATCATATAGAAACTCTAATAATATGGTTTATGGCAACAAGAAACACATTATACAAGCTTCACTATTTGCTTCGTAAAAAAGGCAATGAGGTGAATGTTAAAGATAGGACAGTATACCGGAGAGCCAAGCTCCTTCCTGCCATAGAGGAGAAATGGATGAAGGAACTGATAGAAAATGGATATATGGTGGGGAACAACCTGTTTGCCCCTCTCCCCAATAATAACTCTTAAACTTAATAGAAATGGCAACAGCGATGAAGTTTTTGCGTAACCGAATTAGGTTTTTCCGTCAAGATGGCACTCGTGGAGATTCTCCCGGTTGTGGTAGTATTCTTATCGCTTTTGGTGAGGATAATGCGGAGGTAATAAAAACTTGTGATATTGCAGGTAAGTACGTTAGAATAAATTAGAGCAAAATATAGAAATGAACAAGAAAGAGCAGCAAGCAATAGACTTCCTTCGCAGTATGGAACGTGACGATCTGCTATCACTCGGATTCTCCGGAGGTAAGGATAGTGTAGTTATACTTGACCTAGCTGAACGTGCAGGCATTAAGTATAATGCGATCTACGCTAACACCACAGTAGATCCACCGGGCACGATTAGCTTTATAAAGAAAAACTATCCGCAAGTTCAGATAATGCATCCAAAGAAATCTTTCTTTAAGCTGATTGAGGAGAAAGGTTTTCCATCTCGTTTACGTCGGTTCTGCTGCGAGAGGCTGAAAGAGCGATATGGAATTGGCAAACGTAGTATTGAAGGAATGAGAGCTGCCGAAAGTAGAAATCGAAAAGATTATGAGCCGGAGCAGTGTGATACAAGAAAATGGATGAAAGGCGCAAAGCATATTCTTCCTATCCTCACATGGACAGAAGAAGATGTTTGGAATTACATTCGTGAGCGTGGTTTGCCATATTCGAAATATTACGATGCTCCATATAACCTTTCTCGACATGGTTGCATAGGTTGCCCGCTCTGCAATTACAGGCAGATGCAGCTGGAATTTAAGATGTTCCCCGGCTATGCAAAACGGATGATAGTAGCCATTGAAAGATATATGAGCACTCACCCGAACGGTTTTCTTGCTCGCAATTTTGCAGACGGCTATGAAGCTTTCTATTACTATATTAATGAAGTCTCTATTGCAGATTTTCATGAGCAAAAGAAAGGATTATTCAGATTTAGCGCAAGGGAAATTATTCGAAGAGAGATTTTAAATCAATTAACGTAATACGGAACAGAAATGAACGGTGAAACAAAAATCATATTAGATGCCTGTTGCGGTAGCCGAATGTTTTGGTTTGATAAAGAAAACCCTTTGGCTTTGTTTGCTGACATTAGGGACGAAGAATACATTCTTTGCGATGGCCGAAATCTGAAAGTCCACCCAGACATCGTATCGGACTTTACCGATATGCCGTTTTTGGATAAATCCTTTAAACTGGTAGTGTTTGATCCACCCCATTTGCTAAAAGTTGGTAAAAATAGTTGGTTAGCCAAGAAGTATGGTAAACTTCCTGAAGATTGGCCAAGGGTGATAAAAAAGGGAATTGATGAATGCTTTCGTGTTCTGGATGACTACGGAGTTCTGATTTTCAAATGGAATGAGGATCAGATAACAGTTAGGGAAGTATTGAGTGCCATCAATCGGCAACCACTCTTCGGCCATACTACTGGAAGACATGGAAAGACCATGTGGATGTGTTTTATGAAACTGCCAATTAACGAATAACTGATTAGAAAGGAATTAAAATATCATGAATGCCTTACAATTTAAAAAACTGAAAATCGGAGATCGAATATTAACCTATAATGGTGCGTGTACCACTGTGACTGACATTGACCGTATGGCAGGAAAGTTGACCTGTGGCAACGGACAATGGAGAGATTACCATCGTGTGCGTATGGCGGTTGAAACAGATCTGCTGGTTGAACATAAGAGAGTTCAGGATTACGTACCACCTGATACAGTCATTCTTTCTCGTGCCTTGTTGCTTAAATTGGGCTTCTCAAAAGTATGTATTCTTCGCGCTATAGAAAATTGCGGGCCGGATGGCTTTTTGGGAACCTTGCAGGATCTTTTTGTCAGAACGGAATTTATCTCTATCGAATATGTGCGGAATCTTGTTCCGGTAATGATAAGGGAAGGACTGATACAAAGAAAGGTTGTAAAACGTGGCTTGTTCAGGCTGACTATTAATAAATGATTAAATAATATACTCGTATTATGGGACAGGAAAGCAGACGGAAGTCTTTTGTTTTTTATACTGAATGGAAAGAGGTGTTAGTGGATTATCCACCGGAGGTCAGACTTGAAGTGTACGATGCGGTCATTGAATATGCCGAGTCGGGGACATTGTCGGAGCTGAGACCGTTGGCTAAAATGGCATTCTCCTTTATAAAGAAACAGATAGACTCTAATAAAGACAAATACGACGATATTATAGCAAAAAGAAGTGAGGCTGGCAAGAGAGGTATGGCCAGTCGGTATAATAAGGATGTAACAAAAGATAGCAAAAGTAACAAGTGTTATCACAAAGTAACAAATCTAACAAGTGATAACAAAAGTAACAAGGGCTATCAAAGCGTAACAAATCTAACTATAAATGATTATGAGAATGATAATGATGATGTTTTATTTCAAAAAGAAGAAGAAAAAGTTTTTGGTTCTTCCCCCTTGAAACCCTTGCAGGAATTGTTTGATGAGATGAAGCGGAACGATTCCTGGGCGGAAGGCCTCATCATGAACAAACATCATGAGGGATACAAGGCTTTCAATCAGGAAACATTATCGGACTTTCTGGAAGAATTTTTCCGGAAACTTCAGAATGAGAATTGTACAATGGTCAATCCGGGAGACGAATATAGGCATTTCTCCAATTGGCTGAATAAAAAGCTTGAATGTAAATCCGATGAAAGAACCAAAACAGATAAAAGAACTAATGCCCGGACCGAAGGACAGGACTACAATTACGGTCATGAAATCGATCCCCCACACATCATCAAACTGGGAGGACAGGGGAAAGTATAACTTCCGGATGGGAAACGTAAGGATGATGTTGTCCGATGAGGAAATAGAGAAGTTCTGGAAGCACAGGCTGATACTTTCCATGCGGACTGTTACTCCTGATTTCATGGTGGACGATTCAAATTGTCAATTGCTAAGCGAGATATACCAATGGGTATGGCATAAGTCAGATGTGCTGTCCGGAAAGAAAGGAATATTGCTCTATGGTCCGGTGGGAAGCGGGAAGACCACCATCTTGAAAGGACTGCAAGTCTATATGGCACTTATCAACAGACTGGTATACGGTTGTCGCCGTTCCGACATCTGTTTTGAGATGCGTTCGGCCACGGAGATAGCCTTACGTTATTCCTCCCAAGGTACGGAGGCACTTGACAGATGGACAACAAAAGGCATGGCCGGACACCTGATAATTGACGAGATTGGGCGGGAGGAAAATGCAAAGCATTTCGGTACGTCGTGCAATGTCATACAGACCATCTTGCAGATGCGTTACGAACTTCGGCATGAGATGCTTACATTCGGTACGACAAACATCGACATGGAGGATTTGTCGCAGTTTCGCAACCTATACGGAGATTATGTGTTGGACCGTGTCAAGGAGATGTTCAATATTGTTCACCTTGGCGGCAACAGCCGTCGTAAATGGATATAAAATGGAAAAAGAACTAGAAAAACTACAAAGGCAGCTTGCTATGGCGATAAAGGAACGCCGTTACGCCAGAATGGCCGAGCTGCAACGAAAAATTGCGGCCTTGCAGAATGTTCGTGAACATGTGCCGTTGTCATTTCTTCTACCAAAATTTACACCACAGGAGAGGGATAAGGCGCTGGTGTTGATGCATCAGGTATTCGTATTCGCTGACATGCTTTATGGCGCGGCGCTGGAGTTCGAGGAATATCTCAAAGGATTTGATCGTTCCGTAACCCTTCCCGTAGTGGTCAGGGCGAAGAAGGCTGCGGCAGAGTGCCGGGACATAACCCGGTATGTAGACAGTTTCGGTGATGAGCGTATGAGCGCGTTATTCGGAGAAATGTGTGATGAAATAAGCCTCAACGCACAGAATGTTATTTATCGTTATGTCCGCAAGGAAACAAAAAAACAGGAACCATGAGAAAAAAGATGTTATTATGGGTGATAAGACTCATACGGCTCTTCCACAAGGAGGATCAGTTCATACCGCAGTTGCGCTCCGTGCCGGAAGGCAAGGTGCTGCCGAACAGGCTTTACCGTCATTTCGGACGTATACTTGTATCGCGCGCTAATCCGCAGAAAGTAGAGATGCGTTATTATTATGCGGAGATAGATCCGGCCATGTCCGTACGTCCGAAAGATGATGACTGGAAGGAATGTAGCGAGATACATTATAACGAGCTTATGACAAGAAAGGATGCGGTTACGAAATATGAGCAGACCGGAGCACCGTGCGAACATTGCGCATGTCAGATATATGGTCTTCCATGTCATTGTGCTTTTCCAAGGGGAGCCATGACAGGCTATTTCGAACTGTTGCATTGCAACAAACAGTATTCTAATAATCCAACCATTTAAATAAAAAAGACGACAATGAAAATTAATGTATTCAGGACACAGTGCAAGGAAGGTGCGCGTGTCTTTTTTGACGGGGATATCACCTGTACGGGGACAGTAAGGAAGATTTCAAAGGACGGGAGTCGGGCGCTTGTGTGCTTTGACAACGGGGATGTGTCCTGGAAAGAGTATTTCATGATTGATTTTATTGAGGACTAGCCATGGAGAACAAGAGAAAAAATATTCTGATCCATCCGGATCATATAGAGGATCTGGATAAGAAATACAAGCGGCTGGAGGAAAACAGAAAGGAGCCGGTAAGGACAGGTTATACATCTATATGCCGTCTTCGGAATACCAGACTGCACAGGGACATTCTTTTCAGACGGATGTTTGTCCGTGACAAAATGCCCACCGGAGCTTTTATAATATTTAAAGAACTGGGGAAGGACAGCGTCATGCTCCAGCCATGCAAGCCTGAATGGATGAACCGGACACATATCAATCATGTGGGAGGACGTTTCCTCGGATGTCTTCGCTTCTTTTCCAGCTATGCTGATTTGGATACGACACCGCCAAGCCAGATATTGTATGATCTGAAAATAGATCCGCTGGTAACCTCATACACTTTCCGACTTGAGGAATGGAAAGTGCAGGACGAGCATGACGGTGAGACGGTAGCGTACAAACTGATACCGTTGTTTCCGCTATGAAACTGGCAAACATACCGTCAGATATTAAAAGAACAGCACGGGAACTTAAGATTCCCGTGCTTCAGCATCATATATATGTTAATGGCAGGCATAAGCATGTGACTATAAGTAAAAAATGTGTTCGGAAAGCCGGATTGACGGAAAAATACTCTGTACAGATCGTTGTGCTGGGGGAAGTGAGGGCATATATGATATTCTCTTATGATCCGTTGTGTGAGAACCGTCCCCATCTTCTTTTTCTTCCCTCATCTTGTGAGATTCATAGTCCGTATGTGACACGTGCTTTGCAAAGAATCGGGGGTGGGAATGAGATATGCAGGTTGCGCTTTCATGGGAAGCCGGTTTTTCTGAAAGGCAAGGACGGTACTGTCGTGACCGTTGTGTGGCGGATCTCGACATCTCCGGTAAGGGATATAGCCTCAACTGTTCAGAATATACAGAACAGGAACATGTAAGTTGTTATATTTGTGATGTTTATTATTCATTTTATAAAAAAGAAGTATTATGACGGAGAAACAAATATCTTTCTCGGGACTTAACCTGACACCTTATTCCGATATTTCTCCTGACGGGCAGCTTTCCGCATCTGTCGGGCTGGAGATTCATGACGGCAGTATCAGGCCTTCTGTTCTTGCCGGAGAGAAATATATCCTTCCACAAAGTCATAACTCCGCTAAACTGTTATATATACATTCCGCTACGTCATATTCACATTTTATTTTTCAAGACGGTCTGTCATTATATTGGGCTGATGTGAATAATAAGGGGGAATTGTCACTTACATTGCTGGATGAGTCTATACCTGCCAGTTCATTGTTGTCGGTAGGAAACACGCTTGTCGCCTTTGCTGAGGACGGGATGCATTATTTCTTATGGAAAAATGGAAACTACAAATATCTGGGGCAGAAACCTCCGGAACCACTTTTGGTGTTTTCCTTGCATTCAACTGTAAGAAGAAGCGGAGAATTTGAACTGTACAAGAAGGAACAGATGTGGATTAATGGGGATAAATGGCAGATAAAAGATGAATATGTACAGGGGATATCCACAAAAGTACATGCTGAGATAAACAAGTATATAGCAGAACAGCAAGAAGACGGATATTTCATTTTCCCTTTTTTTGTACGTTATGCATACCGCCTTTATGACGGTTCTGTCATCATGCAGTCCGCACCTGTGCTTATGTTGCCTAATGACTCCGGTGCACCGGTGGTAGTCAGTAAAATTGAGCGGCTGAGTCAGGTGATTTTTACCGGCATTGGTTATATATCCTCATTCTGCTCATGGCTTTCATACGCATGTGCCAACAATGACAAGGAGGCGATACAGGAGTGGGGGGATATTATAAAAGGAGTGGATATTTTTATATCCTCCCAATTCTATACATTTTATACGGACGGTGAAATAGACATGAGTCAGAGTCTGTTGAAAGATCTTCCCCAAGGCAAGAGCAACACATACGGATATATTATGGATGATTTGTCAGAGTACTCCTATCCACCAAGGCCTTTTAGCGAGGCTTATGATAGAAAGTTTGGAAACGAGGCTGCTGCTACATATGCATGGGGCATGGAAGTACGTAATGAGTTCAAGGAGGAAATATGTAACGCCTCCCTCTTTTATCATGTGAAGACTCTGGAACTGGACGAACTTTCCAGCGACATCCGCTATCTGTTTGGTGCGGAAGGGGACATGGATCATATTTTGAGCAATTTGGAACTTAGGGAGACATTGACAGATGATTATATGACACACGATATCATCATTCCTGACTTTTCCACGACATATAACAGCCGTCTGCATATTGCAAATGTGAAAAGAACTTTTTTCAAGGGATTCAATCCCATGTGTATATCACAATTCCTAGGTCGTGGGGATTCTTCGGTTTCAATATATACGTATATACATGGGAGCAACGGGGATGTTGTAGTCAAAAGTGATACGGAAGTTTTGGAACAGATACTTCCTGTATATCTGTTTTATCCTGATACAGATGCGTATAAAATGGTGATTGTGGTCGGTTCCATGGTGTTTGAGTATCCTTTGGCGGAACATCCGACTTTAAATGGGGCGTATTTTTGTAGCTTGTTAAAAAATACAAATGAATCGTCGGCATCCGTACCGTCCGTTACACCCTTGCAGTCTGAGGAACTGAGCAACAAGATGTTTGTTTCGGAAGTGGGAAACCCTTTTTATTTCCCATTGAATGGAGTTTATACAATAGGGAACGGTGACATTTATGCAATGTGTCCGGTTACTACAGCCATATCACAGGGACAGTTCGGACAATTCCCCATGCTACTGTTCTGTTCTGACGGAAATTATGCGATGAGCGTCAATTCTGAAGGGTTTTATTCAACCATTTCTCCGATACAGAGAGACGTATGCCTGAATTCCAGATCAATCACACAGATGGATTCGGAAGTGTTGTTCATTTCATCCAGAGGTGTTATGATCACAAATGGGGCTTCCATAGATTGTATATCACAGGCGTTGCAGGGAGTTTTCGAACCTGTGCCGGAAGAAATTGGAACAAATATGAAAATGATTGACAAACCTCCTATTGAACTGATCAAGACAGCCATGATAGCCTATGATTATGCGAACCAGCGGATTATTTTTATGCTGAAGGATATGGATACGTCTTTTGTGCTTTCTCTTCCTGAAAACAGATGGAACACGGCCGTGTTTGGACGTGTTAAATCTGTTGTCAATATATTTCCATATTCGTATGTGCATATTGAAGACAGGATTGTCCGGCTCACAGATATATATGATTATTCCTCCGAGGTGATAAATAAAGGGATTGTTGTTACAAGAGCGTTGAAACTGGATACTTTGCAGTTAAAACGGCTTATGGATATGTCGGTACAAGGCATCTTTTCAGGTAAGCAGAAAATGATACTGTTTGCTTCACAGGATGGAAAGAAATGGTATAAGATAGGGGAAACGCAGGCCAGACGTGTGGGAGCGATAAGAGGAAGGTATTTCAAATACTACCGCATTGCGTTGGAAACAGCACTGACAGCTAAAGAGAACATATCAGGAATACGGCTGATATATGATATCATGCCTGAAAAACGACTAAGATAACGACTTATGAAACAAAAAGGTAAAGTCTTGACAGTATTCCGTCTTGAGGGAGGAAGCGGACAGGAAGCGCAAAGAGAGGAAATCGGGAATAGCAGGAGAGGGGGCGTTGGCCTTCCGTCTTATTTACCGGGAGGAGGTAATGACAACCAGTCTATTTTTGACAAGTCACTGGCAGCTGAAAGTTATGTTGATGCAGTTGATATATGCTCATCAACATTCAATTACCTATATAATTCCGCTTTCTCAGATAAGACAGGATGGGAGTTTTTCAATCTTTCAGATGATGCTTTGGGGGCATATACGGATTTGTATGAGTACCGGAAGTTGCTGCATATTAGCAATGGGGGAGTGTTACAGAAAAACAGCCTCATCAGGAAGCCGGAGAAACATAGGATATTTAATGAGAAGAAAGGAGAACTGACGGAAGAGAACATTTCTATAACTGTTGACTACACGGAAGAATATGATGCTTTGTTTCTTTCAGTGCGGTTCCTTTGTAAATCCTCAGGTGATCTTACAATAGGTTTTACGGATACACAGGGAGATTATGCGTTGAAGACGAAGCATATTGACCAATCGGAGGAATGGCAGGAATATGAACTTTCTGGGAAATGGGCCGGAATTGGTGATTTTTATTTGTCATTTACAGGATTGATAATCGTTGATATCTTGAGGTTGGCGGACAAAGCGTATGATGATCATCGTGAAGAGTTCAGGACATACCAGAGCCAGACCAAGCAGAATCTTGAGCTTATGGTGTCTGCTATAAACGAGTTGAAACGGATGAAATCAGAATATGACAAAAAATTTGAGGAAATATCAAAATCCTTGATCGAGATACGTGGTGAGATACCGGATGTAAGCGGCTTGGAAACCAGTTTGTCCGAACTGGAAAAACGTGTGTCCGCATTGGAAAAAGCCGGTTCCGGAGATGGCACATAGTCCGATCTTTCGGGACCGGCACCGTATCAACTCCAGTCCGTGGGTCTCCTGCCCATCAGTTTTATTCTTGAACGTAAGGCATCACGCAAACCCTCTATGTCACCGGTAAAGAAATTCGCGTATTCTTTCGCCTTTTCCGGAAGTTGGTTATTAAGGACAGCACTCATTACATAATCCACCATCATACGGTGTGCGCAACTTTTGATGGTTTCCGTCATGCTGATATTGAAACTTGCAGGCATGGAAAGCTTTAATTCATACATGCCGAAGTCACCAAAAAAGTAAGTCACCTCCGCTTTGCCGTCACTGCCTTCTATCTTTATCCTCTCGTTTGATGAAGGGATATACTCAAACTGCCCGGTACCGGTTACTTGACCAAGTACCTTGTCTGTTGATGTGCTTACCGTTACAGATACGTCTGTAATAACTCGGATGATGTAACTTTGTCCGGGTATAAGGCTGTAAGTTCCCAGTGATCCAGATGATATCGTTTCAGTACTTCGGTTCATTTCGTTGATTCTCTCAAGACGGTTGTCGTCTGTGTCCCGGCCTGTTATCAGATATTGCTGACAGACACGTTTCACCTCACCGAAAGCCTCCGTCATCGCTCTGGCCACAACCGGCTTTGTGGCCTCATCATCAGGTGTCATTACTTCTGATGCAGTTTCTTCTGTATCTTCGCTCTTTTGTAATGAGCGTCCTATCAGATTGCATTGCACCGCTACATCGTTTACTATCTGCTTTTTCAGCAGGCGTATCCAAATTTCTCTTTCTCTCATGGCTTGTATATTAAAGGATTATTATATCTGTCTCTTAATATAACATCTGGACCGGATGGATTTTCTGTTGTAAGCACATCCATGCCTGTGCAACCTATTCCTGTATAAAGGTTGTCTCTGTTGCGTTGTTCGTAGTCTGCATTTCCGGACTGGCTCTGTTGTAACTCATAGTCATTGTTATTGCGTTGTTCGTAGTCTGCATTTCCGGACTGGCTCTGTTGCAACTCATAGTCATTATTATTGCGCTGTTCGTAGTCTGCATTTCCGGACTGGCTCTGTTGCAACTCATAGTCATTATTATTGCGCTGTTCGTAGTCGGCTTCTGGTACGATGAATTCTGATCGTTGGTTTAGGGCGGATACTATTTTTTTCAAGTATCCGGATGCACTGGTCCTGTATCCTTCACAAAGTTCTTTATCCGTTGTAGGCTCCAGCCATGCGGCTGCAAGATAATGTGAAGCATACAGTCTCATTGCCGTGCGTATCATGTCCGTGATACCTTCATCCATGCGTATGAAGTTTTTGAATTCAATGATAATTTCATTCCCGGAAGAGGTCATGTTTATATCATTACTGTCTTTAATCTTGCGCCGAAGCTCGCCTTCCGCTTCATTTACTGCGGCGGTAAGATAAAGATCCAGTACAGCTTCATTGTCTTCTGTTGCTGCTATATCTGGATAATTACCGCCGGCTTTTCCTGCCCGGGCTGTAAGCGCAATGACATATTTGAATATTTCCGGTTTGTTTATGGATGTTTTCATAAGTCTTAACTGTTGCAAAGTGCATATTCTTTGGTCATTTTCTTATAATTGTCAAATGCTTTTTCAAATTCTTTCTTCTCATCTATCTTCTGTGAGTTCCATGGAATGAAGGAAGCGATGGATTCGAGTGCGTATTTCCAGTTCCCCTTGAAGCAGATGGCACGGTCGTCTAAATATATGTCGGCTATGGGCTTTCCGGAATTGCTGCCTTTAGGCTGATCCGGGTTTTCGTTTATGTAATCATAAGTGATGTGATTGTCATTCAGGTATTTCTTTAATTTGGAACTGGCGGTGCGTGTTGTGAAAATGATGATTGTGAATCCTTTCTTTTTTAGGACTTCCATGGCACTTTGTACACCATCAATCGGGTCACCGAAGATGTCATTACCTTTAAATCCGTCGTATTGTGCTATGACTCCGTCAAAATCCACACATATTGTTTTCTTTTCCATATAAAAAACGATTAATAATACAAATATAATCTCATCTGCCGTATCTGCTTTGATATAATGCTGACTGCATTATATACATTCGTCCAGTTCTTATTAAGCTATTTTTGTCGTAAAAGAATAATGAACATGCGCGATAACGAACAAATATCTGACTCCTTGCTTTACGGGCATCGAAAATTCGACGGACAGCGGCGGGCCGAGAGATGGCTGCATGTAGCCTATAATGCATATTGCCGTCTTGCTCCTTTCAGAAAGATGCGTGCCGAATGCAAATCGTATGCCTACGGAAAACAGTATGAGAGGCAGATTGTTTACAACGGGCGGCATATAACGAAGGAGCAATATCTTAAGGAGAAGGGTATACCTGCATTGCAGACCAACATATTGGGTAAGATCAAACGGGTCGTACAAGGGCAGTTCAGAATGAACGATACCGCGCCGGTATGCAATGCTGTTGATCCGGAGGAGAAGGAATATGCGGACATTATGTCAGCCTTACTCCGGCAGAACATGAAGCTCAACAGGCGTTCAGAACTGGATGCGCGTACTTTTGAGGAATATCTTATATCCGGTCTGCCTATATATAAAATTTCATGGGCTTATCGTCGTGGAAAACTGGACGTGTTCACTGATTATGTGAATCCGAACTTTGTATTCTTTCCCGACAGTCTTGATTTCAATCTTGCAGACATACGGTTTTGTGGTCTCCTTCATGATCTTGACTTCTCCGAGGTGCTTGCTTTGTTCTCACATTCGGATTCTGATGATATAAAGTTGAAGGAGATATATAACCATTGTCTTGATAATGAATATATCGCCTCGCAGTTCAGCCGTGACACACGCACGTCACAGATTGAATCTACCGATTTCTACTATCCTTCGGAGTTCGGAAAATGCCGTGTTATTGAATTATGGACGAAGGAGAGGCGGAAGGCCTGGTTTTGTAATGATCCCTTGGAGAGTGAGCCTTATTTTGTTCCTTATGATCAGAAAGAGAGCATTAAGGAAATAAACCGTAGCCGTCTTGAACTTAATATAAAACGTAATCCTGATGGATCCCCCATGCTAGATACGGACGGGGCTCCCGTTACATTCATGGATCCGGATAAATATGCGGCTGAGAATCTGATCACTTATGAACGGAGAATCGAGACGTATTGGTATTACCGTTATCTTTCCCCGGACGGATTTGTGCTGGAGGAAGGACAAAGTCCGTATTGGAATGGATCCGAATCTTTCCATCCGTTTGTGTTCAAACCATATCCTTATATTGACGGAGAATTTCATCCGTTCATATCTGAAATTATCCCGTCTCAGGAATATTTCAATTACTACATGGTAGCCCTTGATTTTTATATTCGTAATGCGGCCAAGGGTGTGTTGATGATAGATGAACAGTCCTTGTCTGACAACATGAGTATAGAGGATATAGCGGAGCAGTATGTGAAGAGTAACGGTGTAATATTATATACAAGCAAAAGATCTGGCAATGCCCCTGATACAAAGACCGCATCATCCATCCCGGGAGGATTCGATTATATCATACAACTGTCACGCTCCATGGTGGAGGACGTGTCAGGAGTTCAGGCGGCACTACAAGGTAAATCGGGAAGTTCCGAGAGCGGTGTGCTTTATCAGGCAAAGGCCGCACAGGCCTCATCATCCATACTGGATCTTATAAATACATTCAACTCATTTCTTACTGAAGTGGCATATAAGGTAGTAAAGGTGATGCAATGTTTCTATACAGGTCCGAAAGCGGTCAATGTCGCCGGTGAATCCATTCCCTATAATATGGATACAATGTATGATATTGACATTGATATCTCAATTAGCGAGGATAGCGACAGCCCGGTATATAGGGCATTGACAAACCAGCTTTTAATGGCACAGGCTGAGAAGGGGCTTATACCGTTCAAGGCGGCATTGGAAGCCGGTAATTTCCCGAACTCCAGTAAGATTATAGCGGTACTGGAAAGATATGAGAAGCAGTTACAGGAGCAGCAGGCAGCGCAACAGATGATGTCGTAAGTAGTGATTGGAAATTTTAATATTTCTTATAATGATGGATTATACAACAATTAGACTGGTGGTTGTAAGTATTAAAAGTTAGTATAAATAATAAAGCAATGAGAGATGTAATTTACAATTTTATCAACGAGCACATGATGATACATATTGTGCTTATAGCCTTGTGTATTGCGGCTACAATGGGGGCGATGTTAGTGGATCTTATCACAGGAGTAATGAAAGCCAAGCAACGAGGAGAGGCAAGAACATCCACGGGGTATAAGAAAACAGCCGTCAAGGCGAAGAAGTATTTCACTCCATTTATAGAGTTGTGCTTCATTGATCTGTTATGCTGTGTGGTTATCCCCTTTCCTGTTTTTTCAATGATTTGGACGGGTTACTGCATTTTCTGTGAGTTTAAATCAGTTCGTGAAAAATCATGGGAAAAAGCGGAGTTGCGCAAGGCTGAGAAGACAATGAGTGTGATTATTGAGAATAAGGATGATATTGCCAAGATCATGGCTCAGATATTGTTTGACAACGAAAACAAAAAAGGAGGATAAGAAATGAAGTATTTTACAATTGCGGAATTATGCCGGTCAAATACAGCAGACCGGCTTGGAATTAACAACAGATGCAGACTGGAGCATGTGACTGCTCTGACTGCCTTGGTAGATAATGTGCTTGATCCATTACGTGAGTGGTGGGGAAAGCCTATAACAGTAAACAGTGCTTATCGCTGTCCGGAACTTAATGCGGCCGTCAAGGGAAGTAAGTCTTCTCAGCACATGAAAGGGGAAGCTGCCGATATTGATACTGGCGACCGTCAACAGAACAAGTTGCTGTTTGAGTTTATCCGCAAGAACCTGCCTTATGACCAATTGATTGATGAAAGCAATTTTGCATGGGTACACGTCAGTTATCGGGCTGACGGTGCCAATAGAAAACAAATGTTAAGTTTATGAGACAAAGAATCTATATATGGATTGCGGTAGCGATAGTACTTTTACTTGTCTTTTCGTGTAAAACCAGATATGTTCCTGTGGAGATCAAGACAACGGAAACAGTGGAAGTACATGATACCACCATAACAGAAAGACTGGTTCCATACAAAGATAGTACTGCGACACGTGACACTGTATCTTTTCTTTCCAACCCTTATGCGTACAGCTGGGCTAGATATTCAGGTGGAATATTGCAACATTCGCTGGGAATATGGCCAAATTCGGTACTTATAGTAACTGTACCTCATTATATGACGGTAACCAAGCGAATCGAAGTACCTAAGATTGTAGAGGTGGAGAAAAAATTAAACTGGTGGCAAAAAACAAAAATAGAGATAGGTGGATGGTCTATGATAATGAATATATTGCTTGTATCTATGATGATTGTCAGATGGTTAAGAAAGAAAGGAGGTGCCCGTAATTTATAGATTGTATTTTTTTCAATTCAGTCTTTCGTTATAACAAAAATCTTCGGCGGTCCGGATTGTAAGAAAAGGACCGCACGCTCCTTATCAGGTAGAAGTCGCTAAGGAGAAACAATACGTCGGAACAAGAATTGTTTTGCGGTCCCAGACTGCTTAACAATTTTCCGACGTATTTTGTTTATCCAAACAGTGATTATATGAAAAGTGATGAAATATATAAGGATGTATTGCAGGTTGTCGCTTCAGTGACGGGAATATCTGAAACAGGTATTATACATAGCAATAAAGAGGAGTGTGCGAACGCCAGATATCTTCTTGTGCGTTATTTAGCCAAGATTTTCTCTGATACGGAGATAGCGTCATTGACTAACAGGACCAAACAGGCTGTCGGATCGATGCGGCGGAATGCTAAAAAACAAGGGGTATGGATTGTGGAAAACAATTGGAAAGAAATAGTAAATAAATTGGAAAATAAATATTTTATTTGCAAGTAACTTATTCCGTAATTTGCCTTTGCGGTCAATATTGACCGTGATATGTAAAATCATGATTATGGATAATGTAACAGGAATGAGCATCCAGGAATACGCCGCAATGCGTGAGTTGGAGTGCGAACACAAAAAGGGATGGGGCGCTACCGCCGCTATCTGGGTTATCGCTGCTGTGATTGTTATTGCCTTCTTCGTGTACAGTTGGCATAATAACTGTAATGAAAAAGTACAATTTGCAGTAGGGTTGGCTAATCTGACAGGACGGGTTAACTGTATGGAACCTGATGTTCGTTGGGCTGGGCAGCAGTTGTATGCTGCTAACGGTGCAATTTCCGCTACCGTTCAGGGAGTGGGCGACATGAAGGCCAATTTCGGTGAGCAGCTGTTCCAGTTGAACAAGGAAGTCTTCTACAATGACGGTTGTGGCTGCGGCCGTGGCAGAAACGGAGGTTGTGGCGGTTGTGGAAACCGTGAGTTCCGACAGACATCTACATATAACTTGGCCAGTACCAATGTTACGGTGGATGAAACTTGCCGCAATTGATTTCGTGAGGGTGGGGATTCCACCCTCATTTATTATTAATCGTAAAAAAGCTGGACTATGTTTAAATCAAGAATAGAAATTAGGGAGTTTGCGGTAAGACAGGCTGTTGAGTTGCTCGGCACTGGTAGTCCTCAAAAGGATATTGTCGCAAAAGCTAGAGATATTGAAGCCTATATAATAGGAGAGGCCGATTTGCCGGAAGTTTACAATGATACGGAAGCCATCAACGGTATTATGGGAAGTGCGATGCAGATGCTGCAAGGCATATCCTGTTCGGAAATTCCGGTAGAGGATAAACCTGCCAAAAAGAAATAAGAGATGGGGGTGTCCATGTTTCAGTCAAAGAAACCGCAGACAGAGTTGAAGTTTACGACACGTGCGGAAGCGTTCAGTTACATGCTTATGTATATGACTGAGGAAAAACATGCGGATCCGCTGGAGGCAGCGCAGAAAGCCAATGAATTTGCAGACATCTTCGCCAAGAACATGGGTATCCCTCTTAAAATAGAGCCGGAACCACAGGGTGTCGATAAATACCTGTCAATGGCTACCAAGATTGCTAATTATATAGAAGAACATCCTAAGGTGGTTGAATACGGCGTTCCGGCTTTGACATTCGTTGCCGGTCTGTTCACTGGGAAAAAAGTGGAGCAGGCCAATGATAACATGTATGGGCAGCGTCCGGTACCGCCTCAACCGCAGGAAGAAATAGATTTTGATAAAATACCTGATTGATTATGGCATTAAGGAAATTATATATTGTGGTGGATTGCGAGAACGACGAGCAGAAGGAAGCTGTTCAGACCGCATTCAACGAATTGTCTAATACGCGGGCTTTGACCAGCCGGACGGTTATCAGCATGTATCCGTTTTTCAAAAAACATCGTGATGATCTGTTTGAGCTGTTCAATATGGTCAAGACAGGCGGTGTCAAATCGTTGTTGTCTGTAAGAGGTGGAACATTGATTAATAACTTGAGAAAGGGTTGATTATGAGAGTGGAAGGCAAATGTATAGGTGATTGCAGCAAATGCCAGTTGCTGGCAAATGGTGAGGTGGATATGATTCCGTGCATTCTTGACCAGATTTTTATCCGGACAAGGAAAATCGAGAAAGAAAACGCTTTTATCAGGAGAAGTCTTGATTCCATGATGCAGGACAGAAATACAATCCAACTTGCCGGTTTGAGTGATAACGAAGATAAAACAGATTGATTATGAAGTATACATTCAAAGAAATGTTGGACGATGCGAAAAGGGCGGGTCTGACAAGTGACAAGGTCATGATGCGCAGTGCGGAAAGCATGAGCGAGCTTCTGTGCCTTGTGAAGGAAGAACATCCGGAACTGTACTGGAAATTTATGCGTGAGCAACATGGAATCATGTATGGTAATCATTACAATGAAGCTTTTGCGATGTTTGATGTCGGCATGATGAGGTACATTGATAGGGATGGAAAGAAATGTGAGGGTGCGCACTGGACGGCGGAACAGATAGAGGCAAGTACCCGGATGATGGGATTTCCGGCTGGAACTACGAAATGGGACAAGTATGTAGCGTTCAATGCCTTTTATTCCGATCTTTGCACAGTTTATAATGATGAACAGATCATTAAAGGTGCTCATAAGTTCTATTTTGAGGATCAGGACTGGGGGGACACAACAAAGATTTGGGATTATGTGTATTGCAAGAATGCAATGGTCTGATTCTTTGTAACAGACGGTTTGTGCTTATCAAAAACCGAACCGTCTGTTTTTGATAAGCACTATGATTCCAGTTTTTCCCGTATTTCCTTCAGAAGCCGGAAAGAGCCTGCCATCTTGTAATTCCCAAGATTCTGTTCTGCCTGCATTATAAGGCTTTCTACTGTCAGAGGGAGGTCGGGAGAAAATGAGGATTTGTTGATTTGCAATGTTTTAGGTAATTCTCTCGTATTAAACCATTCCACCATTTCCCTTAATTCTTCCTCTGAGTAAGCTTCATGTGTTTTTGCATTTTTCATAATGATCTTGTTTTTGATTTCCGCAAAGATAGTGATTTGAAAGCAAATCGCAACAGGAAAGCCGCAACAATAAACGCTTCTTCATTCTGCCAAATTCCTGCCAAATGTTGCCAAGTATGCCAGATATGCTAGATACTGACACAAGTTGTTGATGTGTTTCTTGCGCCACTTATATAATAGCCTCATCTTTGCCATACTGAGAAAAATTTATTGTTTAATTTTTGGGGCTTTATAGAAAAAGAATGTATATTTGCAATACCTTACATAATATCCAATGGCGAGCGGAAGCCTGCCCAAACATATTGCAGGCATTTTTTATGCTTGTTTGTAAAGCGTTGCAATATATACTTATTGCGGCTGTCACCCCCGTGTGGAGAAGTTAATGCTCTCCCTGCCTTTGGATAGGTGTAAGGTAACGGGACAGGGCAGCCGTTTTTTACTTGCCTATAATGCCATTAAAACCTTATATATCCATGGCAGATTTAGTATTTCAAAACAGTAATGGTAATGATGTTACTACTTCTTTAATCGTTGCACAAGTGTTCGGGAAAGAACACAAAAATGTAGTGAGAGATATTGAAAACCTCTCATGTTCAGAAAATTTTAATCGGCTCAATTTTGAGCGCATTACCTACAAGGATGCACGAAACAGAGAACAGACCGCATACGAAATGACCAAAGACGGTTTCAGCTTCCTTGTCATGGGGTACACGGGCACAAAAGCTGGAGAGTTCAAGGAAAGGTTCATCAACGAGTTCAACAGACGGGAATTCTTGCTAAAGGATGATGATTACATTTTAATGCGTTCCCAACAGATTCTACAAAAACGTTTGGAAGCGTCTGAAGAAAAAATCAAACAACTTGAATCCCAAGCCGAACAGCAGCAGGAAACTATCGAACTCCAACAGAAAGAACTTACACAATCCGCTCCGAAAGTCAGCTACTACGACAACCACTTGCAAAGCGTGAACGCTCTTACCACAACTCAAATAGCAAAAGAGATAGGTATGTCGGCAGAGAAACTGAATAACAAACTGAAAGAACTTGGAATACAGTTCAAGCAGTCTGGGCAATGGCTTCTTAAATCGCCCTACGACAAATGGGGTATGCACGAAACGAGAACCAATATTTTCACAAGTGAAAGAGGTAATACCCATACCAACACGTATACGGTCTGGACGCAGCGAGGTAGGCGATTTATCATAGCCCTATATGAAAATGATTGGAGCGTGAAGAAAGCTATCAAGCAAATAAAAGGTGAGCTGAATCCAGCCGCGTAATTTGAATTTTACTTATTAA